CAGCGGTATTAACAATGTCTTCAGAACGAGCCCAAAGGTTGCTGTAAGAGTTACCCTCGACGGAACCACGAGTTACAGAGAAAATTAGAAATTTAATATACATGTAGTCACCAAAAAAAAAAGTTAAGGAGAATATAGACAAAACTAAAAGAATTGTCAAATAATTTAAAAGACAATATCAAAATCAGAGGCAACATGGAAATCTGATAAAGAAAGGTCAGGGAGAGATAAGTTAGTGACATCAGGAACAACAAGACGTTTAGGAATACCAGAAACATCGACAACATCAGATAACGACTGATCAAGAACAGAGACAAGATAAAGAAGTTTGCCGAATTGTTGTTTTAAAACAGATTTAGCTTTTTCATATTTAATTTTAGCAGTGGCCTTAGCAGTTTTAATTTGGTCGTGGACTTCATGGATAAAATGTAAAGCGGGATAAGAACCTGAAAGAAAAGAACCACAATTTAAAAGAACATCGTAAGGAATAATGCGGTCTTTGTTACCCAGTCTCAACTCAACACGCACCCAATCGGGTAACGATTGAGAATAACGACCGCCTAACTGTTTTCCTTTCTCATAAATACAGAGCTCTTTGCCATTTTGTTTTTTACCAATATAAAGAGTACGGCCATCTTTATCATCAACAGAAAGCCAATCGCCAGCAAGACGGGAAGACACCCTAACACCAGGATTATTACGAAAAAGATTATTTTTATAGTCATCAACAGCTTGTTGAAGGTTATATTCACCATGAAAAAAATCGGTCGATAAGTCAACACGGGTAATATTGTCGTTAAGAGTTTTCAGGAATTTGACCATTGGGGAGTGCCAGGGCTTAGCCCTTAAGGCAGTCATAGCTTGGCCATTCAGCATAATTAAACAAGTGCCATTTTGGTAAAGACCACCGATGCACAGGAAACCAAAACCATCACCTAAAACATAGCTTCGTTCATAACGATTAAGACCACGTTCGCGGTCCTCAGAAACGCCAAATCCTAAAATAGAGGAAAGCTTTTGAGAAATGGCAAAGACGATATTATGATATTCATCCGCTGAACTATCAGAAGGAGGGACTAAAGATTTATAGATTTTAAGGAAATCTGAAGTTTTAAATGTAAAGTTAAGCCAGTCAACAAAAGCGGCATCAGAGTCAGCAGGATTTACGTTAGGAGTATTAACTAAAACTTTTGAGCCATCATTCGAAAGAACAGAAGTAAACAATTCACCATCGATAACATAAGTCATCTCAGAGTTTCCCCCCATCTTATTAAGATGGGGGGTCGCGGCCGCGTGCGTGGCTGCGCCGTGTGCCGCACGCGACGCCTTTAAGGCTTCACGTGAAGCTTTTAAGGCATGGATTGTAGAGTGTTTTTTTGGGAAAAATTGAGAGTTTGTATTTTCTTGTGAATTTTGCTTTACAATCATAAGCCACCTACAAAATAAAAAAACAGTAATTAGATTAGGCCAAAATCTTAACACGAAAACTTTGCAGAGGACAAGGAAAACGCGGCTATATAATAGTGTTCTAATAATCGGCATAAAACGCGCTTTTATTTTAAACACTCAATAGGGGCTTTGCCCCTAGCCGCTGAGCTTAGCCCCACCCTCGCCGGGAGCAGGCGCCAGGCCTTGCCTGTCACCCGCTTGATAGGGTGTTTTTTGTTTTTGGCTATCAAGGACTACTCGGCATAAATGCCTGCGTTCCTCCTTGACATCCAAAAACAAATGGGCCACGGGGACGGCTGGGTGGCCGTTGAACGGTGGCCGGTGGCCGCGTCCATGCGGCTATAAGTTCCGGATTATTCATAATACCCGGCTTCTGCTTCCCTTATTTGATCAACCCCGTCAAGCCCAAATATTTCAGACAATAAATCCTCATCATCCTTTAACGAGATATAAAAATTGCGTTCAACAAATTGGAAAATGTCTAAAAGTCGGCTGTTGTCGGGATCATCAGCCATAGGCTGATGATGAATAATGTTGCTAGTTTTAATGGATTCTAATATAAAATTAAGAACCATCAGTTTTTTTATGCTGTTCATTTTTTTACATCTCTTTGAATAATTTAGTGACAAACCTGTCCAATTCGATATTGTAGTCTTCCGTGTTTGTTTCCAAGGACTTGGATTCAACTACAAGACGCCAGTCCTGATTGATTTTGTCTAGGTCATCTTGGCTAAGCCCTTCCGTGTTATATTTTGTAAATTCAGTAATATTGTTATTCATCATTACAATCCTCATTTTGGTTATATATCAAGTAAGCAAACTCTAATAGAAGTAACAAACAATGCCAACCAATTCGGTCGGCTAAGTGTTTGTTTACATCACCACTGATGCCCCAGTCAAAGCCACAGTCTTGAAAATCGACTGGGCCTGAACCATCTATGCAGAATTGGGGATAAAAAACCTCCCCGTTAATTACACACTTAAAAGTGAAAAAACCATCATGAGTTCCACTAAGTTCGTCGAACTCGATTTTTAAATTTTGTAAATAAAACATTTATTGACCTCTTAGGTATATGACTGTTTCAAGAAGAAGCTGTAACTTCTTGTCAATGAGTCTTTTTTGTGTATCACTGAAAATACGAGGGCGAATCGTGTTTTCAGTAATCAGAACGGATACCTCAGCATATGGAAAAATAGCCTTGGTAACGTCCACCAAGGCTTTTGCGTCTTGTTCTGCACGCTCGTGCGCGGGTAAGAAAATATCAATTTTCATAGTAACTCCAGTTAAAAAAAAAAGTGGTTTTTGCTTTCCACGTTTTTAATTATACACTTTTTTAAGTTTTTGTCAAACTGATTTTTTAGTTTTTTTTGTTTTTTATTTTCTTATTTTTTACAGTTTTGACGTTTTTTGGCACGGTTATTGTATGCTGAAAAATTTTCGCGCTTCGCGCGAATAAGGATAATATCAAATTGAAAACCGCTATCGCGGATTTCATTTTGATATTAATTTTAATATATAAGGGGGATATTAGGAGTAAAAGATGGTATTAAAAGTAACCTTATATTAAATGTTATATATGATTATTTTTAAAATTTGACTTGCGTCTTCTGAACTGATGTTCGTCTTCATTTTTATTTTGAAGACTGTCATCTTTGAAAGGATTAAATTGAGGATTAGAGAGGGTCACCCTGCAAACGGCTTGGCTCATCGTTACCCGTGTGCCTTGTTGAGTGTAACATCGACAATCTTTGTCGTTTGCTATACATCCAGCAACTATAGGCAAAACTTTTGGCTTTGCTAATTGCCGATAAAAAGGAGCTGTATACGGTACACCCTGAAGTGCAGGGGTCAAAGATTTAGACCACTGTTCACTTGATTTAGGAGATATAACTTGGGTGGAGAAACCCGTACTTTGAACCAAAGTTTGTTTTTTACTTGCAAACAAAACATTATATAAAACAATAACTGCGCCAATAATGATTAACAAAAGTATGGGTATTAAAAGTAACTTTTTTGGTAAACTTCGTTTTTGAGTATGTTGTTCTGCTGAATGATACAAATCAAAAACATCAGATGGATATTTAAATAGTGTTTTTTCACATTTTTTTAAATCAAAATTGTTTTTATAATCAAATAGCTGATTACTTTTATAGATAACGGCTCGTTGAAGGCCGTAATTTCTTTGAATATGAACATGTTGACCACACAACCGTCTGGCGTGATGGTCTACAAGATTGGGATGTTGCGTTATAAAATAAACATCTATACCCTGATGTCTATGGGTCTCTAAAAAAGCCATAGCCGCCGGTACGCTATCTTTAGGCGAACGCACCGGGAAATACTTTTGAACCTCATCGAAAACAACTATCCCACCCTCCGGTACTTCTTCATGAAATTTAAAAGGGTCTTTAATTTCGTGCCAGTCTAATTTTAGGTCATCAATACCAACATAATATATAGGTCTCGATTTCTCATCTTTTAGAAGGTTGATAGTATATAAAGTTTTTCCAGAACCTGGGGTGCCTGTTACAAATGTTAGCATTATAGATGACTATATGATGAAGTTTTTTGGTCATTAGATTTTGACCAACCAGAAAGAATCGCTTTAGCGGTAATGGCAGATATAATCATTGTAAATGCGATGTCAATTTTCATCATCCCCAATATAGCCAAGGCGTCTACTGGCATACCAGCAAGCTGCTGCTGAAAAAGGTTAGTTAATTGATTGATAAGATAATAAAGACCCGAGTACGTGACCGCTCCGATACCCAATGCCAAAAGCACCTTTTTTACCAAAGGTACAGCTATTGCTAACAATCCAGACAAAAGACCATATAATATATTAACCATGTTTAACCTCGTATATAAATAGAAATTTATTTAATTAAGCAGAGCCTAAAATTCTTAAGGACACAAAAGAAGCGCCAATAATAATCAAATAACCAATAATATTTGCAATTGAACATAAAGGAGAATAATCAAGCTGAAATGTAATACCTTTAATAACTGAAACTGTCTTCGGAGCAGGACAAACACGACTTATTCCAAATCCGTTCAAATCTAAAGTATCAATGCTAAAAGGTGTACTGTTATTTTGTTGATTATTTGGAACTAAGTTAAGCTTATTAGTAAATTGTTGGTCAGTTGGTGTTTTAAAGTTATCAACTTGACATCTCCTGTCATGTTCTGTCCTGGCTATTGCACACAAAATAGGGTCACCACTACATACTGGGGGCGCAGAACATCCACCAAAACCAGAAGCCGACTTTTTGGGCTGTTCTTTTGGCTTTCCTTTTCTTTGAACACTCTTAACAGAACCATCCGCGTTTAGTTGTGTAGTCGTTACAACTGGAACTGAACCCATTATATTGTTGACCGTAGTTGTTGTAATGGTTGATGAACCATCATTATTTATTGTTGTATGTGATGATTCGTTTGTTGTTACGGCCTCTTCTCCCTTTATACATTTAATAGAACCATCGCCGAGAGTAAAACAATTATTGTTGTTCTTCCAGTTCGGGTCTTTAGGGGTAGTGGTGGTACCCTCACTTTCATAACAAGCATAATGCCCATTTACATAACCGCAGTTATGCGGTTTTAAACATGCGTTAATTTGATGGTTAGCATCAGAACCAATCGACCCTACTATGACGCAGGGGTCATTTAGAGGGTCCGAAGGTGCGGAAAGCGTAAGTTTAAAATTGTCACCATTTAAATCAATTGGACATGTTGATTCACCATTTGCATCAGTAGTACAGCCATTTGGGAGTTTGTCTACTTCATTACATGCTTTTTGAACAGTAATGGCACCAGAAGCGTTTTTGCAAGACTTTCCGGCATCTGTGGAACAAGAAAGTGAAGAACAAGAAGGAGTTGGAGTGGAATTATAACTTGGGTCTATATAAGAAGCCGAACCATAAGGGCTATTAAAAGGAACAAAAGCAGCAACAATCGGATGGGGATAACTAGAAGCATAAACAGAAAACCAACGAGCAAACCAAGCTGGACATTGTGACCAAGTTGCATTGATATAAGTAAGCGCCCCAGAAATTGAGGGGTTAGAGGCAGGAGCAAGGATACAATGACCGCCTGCACTTGGGGCCGGTGCTGCTGCTTTTGTGTTACTTGAGAAGAAGGAAAAAAGAAAGAAACATAATAATAAGGTATATTTCATATGTGCCCATAAGTCCACCAAAAAAAGGGCGGTTTTACCCGCCCAGAAAGTATTAACCGAAAATGCTAGCTTTAGCCCATTTGAAGACGATTGCCACACCAGCCAAGGCAATCATGGCACCGCCGATAGCTGTAATAGCCGCCGTTCCGTCTGTAGTTATGGATGTTGTTGCGGCTGAAACATCAATCGCAGCAAATGAAGGGATTGCGAACAATCCAAGAATTGTAACTAAAAAAGTCGAGATAATTGTTTTAACTTTCATAAAACACCTATTGATTTGATTAATAATCGAAATACCCACGCTAAAGCTAAAACACCAATCGCCGCGCCTAACAATTGGTTAGCCTCTGTACTGGTAAAGTAAGGCCCAGTATTTGACACAATATAACCGGTACATGTAGAAGCATTAGCCATTTCAGAACCGATTAAATTATTTGATTGATCAAGAGTTAAACAAAGAATCATTTTATTTATCTTTGTCAGGATTAGCATCAACAACATAAATGCCACCTTTTGCACCGCCAGCAGAAACAGTTTTAATGGTGCAATTCATAATGCCAGGCAGCTTGCCCCGTAATTTATCAACTAAATCAGGGTTACAGTTTAACTTCATAGGGGGTTGACCCACAGAGT